ATGAATAATAGACTCAACTACATTGAAATTACGGATAATTATATGAAGTTATTGAGTTTTCTATTATTTATTTTCTTTTCTATTTCAGCTCATGCTGATAAGTCAGGGTATTACATAACGACTAACCTAGAAAATTCTTCTGTTACTTTTCTTGGCGTTCAAACCGATCTCGATCAAGGTTATAACATAAAAGGAGGTTATGACTTTCCTATCAGTGAAACCTTTTATATGTCTGTTGAATTAGAATACAACAACATGGGAGCCTTCGATTACGATTGGGCTGATGATAACGAATTTGCCAAAAGTCATATTGATGCACACTTCTTCGGCGCTAATTTGAAGTATCGAGCTTATGTTTTTGACTCCGACTTTTTCATTACTAGTATGTTTGGTTACGGTTATTATTATTTAGATATGGATGTTAACTTCTATCTAGAAGATGGTGGAAAAGGCTACATTGCAAATGGCTCTCAAAGCCGCAGTGCTCTTGGCTTATCTTATGGTTTTGAAGCCGGTTATGATTTTACTGAACATCTTGCTTTAACTGTCGGTCACAATATTGCTAGAGCCATCATGGATGGTATTGGTTACGATTTTGGTACGTCATACCTAGGCTTAAGTTATAAATTCTAATATTAATCACACATCAAAACCCAATACTTTCAATTAGTTAAAAATACAAACAACCAATATTGTCACAAGAATGACTACACCTTGAACTCCTTATACAAAAAAGCCCCTCTAGTTAGGGGCTTTTTTATGTTAAAATCTTATCTTTACTATGTAACCATACTACAAATTGACGTTTTTAAACGAGAAATAATCGGCAAGCTTAGATACCGAGTATAATAAATAGTGTTGATACAATTGGCATATCTCAATTCTACTTAGTCACTAATCTTAAAATTTTAATAACTAGGCTTACTTTATCGATTAAATCTTCATTTGTATCATTTAATTGCTGTATCAGCTTTACTGCTGCTTCATTATCAGAAAAAAACTCATCTACTCTATCTAAAACAGTCTCACTTATGACCTTCGCAGCATAGCCTGTACACCCAATTGGGATACATACATTTCCTAGTTCTTTAGATATCTCAAACTCCCTAATTACGCCGTTTGCAGTTATGATTTCACCATCGTGATTTTTACTACCAAATAAAAAAATTGATATTCCGCTAAGTGATATCATGTTATAGCGATATTCATCCCAGAGCTCAGAAAGTTTTTTATTTCCAGATTCAAACTGAGGAAAAGGCTTTAATACTAATTGTGATTCTGAATACTTTAACGGTTTCTCATGTATAGCTTCAAGGGAACCGTTTATAACAGAACTACCAATACCCCAACCAAATCCATTTACAATTCTGAAATTATTCTCAATAATTTTCTTCGATAACATATGAACAAAACCAACAGCTTCATGCCTACTGTAAGGTTCATATGATTCCGCACTACCAGAAATGAAAATCGTGTTTTTCTTAAAACGACGTTCAATTTCATGAAGTATGTCTGTAATCTCTTCAAAAGAATCAATCATCAAAGACTTTATTCCATACCGTTTCAAATCATTGATAACCAACTGTTGTCTTCTGTTATTGTAATCAAGGGAAGCTTGATCTGGATTCAAATAATCACCTAGCTCATGTCTTTTTACCAGACAATAATGCTGCCTCTTATTTTTACTAAATCTGAAATTTAATCGACTTAAAATGTAATCTAAATTTGGATCTGTAAAACTAAAACCAATAAATAAAAAAGTTTTGGTTATTAACTCTCCAGTCAAAGCATTAATAAATGGCTCATGAGTTTGATGATATTGTTCATATTGTTCTTTTGTAATTATAGCATCATCAGGGTGTGAGGCATCCCCATGCATTTTATAAATAACAACATCACGCTTAGGCTTGTTTGATAAAAGCTGTTCGTTTTTGTATTTTACATCAGGGACTTTATTAGCTTTAGTAAAAGCAGTTTCAATTAATACATCATAATTTGTCGTCCAAACTGATGATATTGGTAATCTTGCGATAATTTTATGATTTAAAGTTTCCTCTGTATCTTCTGTAAATTCCTCAATAATTTTTCTATTGATTTTAGATCTTGTTTGATTTTCATTAACATGAAATTGAGCCAATGAAACTAAATCAGTTTCTACATTAATATTCAACTCTAAGTCTTGAGCTATTTCACTCATTAAGTCTGACCAGTTAACAAAACCAGCAGGAATAGAAAAACCAGCCCCCGCAAATACAGATGCTGTATTTTCATTTAAATCTTTAACAAAGTCACGAATGAACGCTTCTATTTCATTTCTGAATGGCATTATACTAATAACCCTAAATTAAATAACCTTCTCCAGACGCCTCATCAATAAAAAATCATTCCTTTTTATTCTTGACAAAGTAAATGAGTAAGATATACGAATCACCTCAACACAGGTAAGGTTAACTGGAATTAATTAAAAACTCTATTTAACCCAGTTAGAAAAGTTATTATAACCATCATCATCAATCCAATCATAAACAGAACAACTTGTAGATAAACGATAAATTTTATTCCGACGACTATCTTCAACCTCTTTAACATTCCATCCATCAAGATCACTATACTTAACCCACTTACCTTCGATGAAATTATGTAAAAATAACTTTTTACCGGTTGAGTCATATGAATATCCTAAATAATAAAATGGATTATTACCTTTCGTCTTTGTTTTACCATCTTTCCCTCTAATATTATTAATATGAATTCCTATAAGTTTATTTCCCCTCTCTACGCTCTTCATGATTTCATAATCAACCCATCGTCTTTCAAACGTATGGCTTCCTATTAATACACATGTAACAGACGTATTTTTAAGTTCTTTATTTATCAATCTTTTAAGTGCTAAATCACTTTCTTTTTTAGCATCTTCCCAAATCGACGCGTCAAAATAACCAGCATTATCATCTTTTGTAAGATTATGATTTCTTACTACATTAACTCTAAAATCAATAACATCTTGATAGTGAAAGCTAAAAAATACTCTTTTTGCCATTTTATATTCCTTTTATGTAAAATGTAATTGTGAGGTTACGCCACTTGCATAACACGTTTATTATTATGCGATCATACCTAAAATTAACACCTTAAAACGAGAGATACTCGACAACCTGAAATACCGAGAGTAATAATTCTTATCGATTCTATTTTTACCTATACCATTATTAGAAAAGTGTTACATTGCCACCTCTAGACTTATAGCATTTACATAACATGTTTATTACTATGCAAATATACTTAGTATGGACGCTTTAAAACGAAAAACACCCGACAACCTAAGATGTCGAGTGTCGCAAATCATGTTGACGAATTCGTCATATCTTGTCTAATTAATCCAAATTGATAAATCAGAAAATTTACCTACTAATCTCTTTATATTTGCATGACCTATTGCAATACCTACACTTGTTAGGTTCAACGACTTCATTGGACTAGTAGACCACACCTTAAATATCTCTTCCATGTAAGGTCGAGAATAAATACATTTTTCTTTTATTTCTGTCGAAGACATTTTATTTTTATTAAATAACTCCGTAACTAACCTTTTATCTTCATCTATAATCGAAAACTGTTCAAAAGTATCTTTTAATACTTCATTAAATACTACAGCAACTTGAAAAAGATCTTTATTATTTAAACATGGTATAAAAAACCTTGAATCAAAGCCTATTGATAAATTACTAGATTCAATTTCCTCCCTACTAATACCTTTCATGAAAAGACCTTGATAAATATTTCCTAAAATATCTTCTAAGCTTATATTACCCATCGAAGCAGTAGCGCATCCCGCAAACTCCAAGTGTTGATATGATGCATCACTTGTCGGCAAATAATTCACAAAAGGTTTAACATGTTGATCTAAAAAATTACCAAGTGCATCAATGCTATTTACTTTTGTATTTTGTGTGTAACGAAATAAGAAAACAATAGCCAACACATTCAAGTGATTATTTGGAAGTTTTGGGGCAATCGCTAATGATTCATTCAATACTATTTGTAAAATATCACGTTGCTCTTGCTTACTCCTGTCTACTAATAAATCAACAAGCAAACTACCTAAGTCCTCATCACCATTTCTTGCAAATTCTTTTTGTACTGTATATAAAGCATGTTGAAAATCAGGATCTTGAGATTTCGTAAACCCACTCGGGTTTTCTATTTTTAATTTATTTAAAAATTGCTCAGTAATTTCTTCAGCTCTTGATTGAGCAATATTCTTCGCTTCACCCGCTAGTTCATAAAAATTAGACTTAAAAACATCTAAAGCCACTTGCCTTACTTCTGGATACGACAACCCATTTACAATGTGTATATCTTGAGCTTGAATATTTGTAGAACCAATCCCACCTTTTTGTATTTGTTCAGTCATTTTTTATATTATCTCCGATATTCAAGTTCCTACCAACTTGGATGTTTTTTGAACCTATCCCTCCCTTTTGTACTTGAGTCTTAGTTTTTTTATTAAAGAAAAAACCTATAATCGCCAAAGGAACAGCAACTGCAATACCACTAAATAACCACTCTTTATTATTAATAATCCAATCCATAAATTCCTACTTAATTTTATTAATGACAAAGACACAACACGTTTACTACCATGCAGATTCAACTCAAATTTACCACTTAATATAGTGAACCCAAAGACAATCTAAAATACCAATGTAACAAATCGTGTTGATGCATTTGTTATACTTTTAATTCCCGAAAAGATCATGCTCAATAAACTCAAGCTCATCTCCATCGTTTGGATCGAGCTCAATATATGAGTCTTCAATCTCGATATCACCTAAGAGTGCATTAGCTGCAAGCCCATCTTCAAAATCAATAGTTACATAAGCGTTACATTTTACAGTATTACGAACATGTCGGCTTGACTGTGCAACAAACATATATTTTTTATCTTCAGAATCCCATATAGATCGATCATAGTCAGCAAACGTATACCAAGCTTCAACATCGAATTTAAGGTCTAATGCAAACTCTGCATACTCGCGATCTACTTTGATTACATTGACACTTTCAATGGACAAACCTGAAGGGTGAACTTCAGATACTTCATCATCTACATCATAACCAACAGATGAATACTCAATTAGGCTAATTTGTTCTTCTAGGTGAGACTCAATGCCCTTTGCAAGCTCTTTATATTGTTCCAAAGCAAAGGACGACAAATCCGTTAATTTATCCTCAGTTAGAAGTACTCGCTCTATAAATTCATCCAAATCTCCGACATACGTTAACCAACCATCGGAGTTTTGACAAAACTTCTCCATATCTCCGTCGGTACTCAATACATAAACTTTAGATTGATTTTTCCTTGCCCAATTGATTAACGACTCGAGAATAATTGCATCAGGAAATTCATCTTTTTTCTTGTCACTAAATGGAGCTACTTTATTAAAGTAACTATTTACTATTTTTTCTAAAGATGCTTCTTCTACAGGCACTATTTCTGAAACAGCGTCATCAAGAAAGTTATCAAACTTCTCGGTAAGAAGTTCATTAATTGTTTCCTTGCTTAACTCAGAAAAAATTGAATATTGCTCTAAATCTGGTAAGTTTCTTAAGATTTTTATCGTTTTTTTGAACTCTTTAACATGCCGTGCGGCCTCTGTTCCTTGAGCTAGAAGGTGCGAACGAACTTCTTGTTCCACAACAGGGCTCATTAATAAGTTAATAGCACGTTCACTACACAGCTCATTAAAACGACCTAAACTATATTGATGAAACTGAAAATTTTTACTTTGATATATTGATGTATCAACAAATACAAAACGACTTTCTAAAGCTTCCATGTTCTTTTCAACCCTCAAAATATAATATTTAAATTATACGATTTACGTTTATATAACTCACTTATACTAATAAACCTATCATTTATTAATACGTAATATTGTAAACAAGGAGCCCTATCGATTCATCATTAAAAAGTCACTAAACTAATTTTTTTTATACCTAACTTAGGGATAAGTCACAATTATCACCTTTATTCACAATTGAGCTTTTACACAATAAATCACTAACGTTTATCGTTATTTCATGCAAATAATTGTCTTAAGACATCAAGCACATATCTTTGGAGCCTTCGCTTGCGTTCCTCGCCGAGGGGGTTACACTCCTCGGTATTTTCGACTTTGCTCTGTTAATAACTCATACTCATATTCCCCACATTCAAACTTAAATCTGTCCCCTTCTCGCTTTTTACTTTATCGATAGTGACTGGTTTATCTGATTTGATAGTGAGTGCCACTTCAGCTTGGCTTTTCACTGTTTGATTGGTTAACGGTGTCGCTTTGGACATTGGGATAATGTTGCCTGATAAGCTTTGTTTTGGTTGATTATGGTATGACGTTGCAATGGTTTGGTGTTGGCTTTCAGTGGTTGTGATACCTAGCTTCGCATTTTTATCCTTCATCTTATTCAGTTTGGTGCTGAGCTTATCTACCTCTTTTCCGGCATCTTCTACTGAGGTTTTCCAACCATCAGGAATGAGTGCATCAGGTAGCATGTTTATCATGGATTTAATGCCATCCCATACCCAACCAATGGCTTGATTTACCGCTTTTAATATCACATCAAAACCAATGAACTTATCAATCAAGTAAGTAATGGCGATAGCAGCTGCACCAATGGCCGCCACCATTAACCCGATAGGGTTGGCCATGATGACTGCGTTTAATGCAATCAACGCCACTTTAAAAATGGCCACCGTCGCAATGATCCCTTTGAAGTGTTGGGAGGTGAACAAAATAATATTACCTAAAAACTTAAAGCTCTCATAAAGGCCATTAACCGTTTTAATGATTTTCTCAATTAAGTCTGTGCGCCATTTGGCGTTCTTAAACTTAGTCGAGAACGCGGTAAATGCTTCGGTAATTCTCTGCATAACTGGTGCAAGGGCTGCGAACTTGATAGAACGAATACTCTCTTGCACTTTTTGCAGAGCATCGTTATACGCTTCGGCCTTGGCTGCATCATCAGCTTTCGCTCCACCGCCAAGCACATTTAGCTCTTTTCGTGCCGCACCTAATCCTTCAGTCCCTTCACGAAGCATGATTAACATTTTACGACCATCTTGACCAAAGGCCGCATCCGCAAACGCCATTTGCTCTTGAGTGGTTTTTAGTTTTGAAAATGACACCAGTAATTTGTCGTATGCATCTTGGGTATCTTCTGCACTTTGCAGCTCTCGATACAACGGGCTTTTCCCATTTTTCAAAAATGAACCCATTGCACCTCGCCCTGTTTCTTGCAGCACACCAAGGCGTTTTGTAAATCGCACCATGGAAGCGCTCAAGGTATCAGAGCTCACCCCTGCATGCTCTGCTTGTGATTGCATGGCTTGCAACTCTGAAATCGGTAGATTCAAGGTGTTTGAGGTTTTGGCCAGCTTATCCATTTCAGAGGCGGTGCTGTTTATCTCATTAAATAATCCGCCCACGCTCAAGCCACCAAATAACGCCGCCCCTTTGGCAACCGCTGCGGTGCGAAGATTTGGCAACTTGATGGCTTTACTGAGTTTTTGGATCGGTGCCATAGCTGTTTTCAATCGCTTGTATTTTTTGCTCACCTCATCCACACGCTTTGCATGACTCATTTGGCTTTTCGATAAACGCTCAAACTCTTTATCCAGTTTATTAACGTTCACCCCTGTTTTTTGCATCTGCTTGCTTGTACTTTTAAGCGTCTCTTCGTATTTATTTTGTTTCGCAGAGAGCGTGGCCACTTTCTCGGTTTGTTTTGCCAACCGATTCGTCAATGCGGCACTTGGCTCTTTTGTGCTCGCCATTTGTGCTTGAAGTTTATTTAATTTCTCAGTGGCTTCTTCACTTTCAAGCGCGTTCTTATCCAACTCTTTTTGAATTTTTTGATAAGAGGCGATCATCGCCATGGCGCTTGAATCGTCTTTTTGTGTCTCTTGAATGCTTTTTATTTTCTTAGCGTAATGATCTGAATCGCTGCTCATCTCTTTTAATGGCTTGGTGGTTTTGTTCACCATGTCCATGACGACTGACAAATTCATTTTCATAAACAATCCCTTTCTTTGGGTATAAAAAAAGAGAGCTAAGGGCTCTCTTTCTCGGTTCGAACTCGCGCCTCTTCTCGAAATAAAAGTAAATCATCAAGGCTGAGTTCATCGATTTCACTGGGTTGCCAATGAAACACTATAGCGAGGTCAGCATAATAGGTTTCTACTCGCTCAATTAGTGCTTCGTATCCACGAAAAAAGAGGCGATTTCCGTCATAATGGGTGCAAAGTTTTCACTCTCCATATTCAAGATGTCACGCTCATTAAGTTTAGAAATACGAGGAAGTAACACGGTGGCCGCATCAAAGTGCATTTCACACACTTGAACCAAATTCAAACCACGTAAATCCCCTGCAGTTGGTTTACGAAGCTCTAACTCTGCCACTTCTTTTCCATCCACTTTCATGGGTATGGCTAATTTCACTTTGAATAGTTGTTTATTCATAACCGAACTCTTCTCTTAATTCTTTCAATTTGGTTTTACGGCCGCCTTTTTTAGGGTCGATTTTCATGACCATCTCAAACAAGGCCAATGCCTCTTTGTTATTGCCTGCTTCCAACAATAAATCACCGGCAAGACGAAACATTTTCACTTTCAATGGGGCATTGGTGGCTAATCGCCCTTCAATCAAATCGGTGACAGCATCACGTAAAAACTGAGCATTAAATGATTGCTTGGTTTTATGTGCTTCATGCGAGTATTTAAACACCACATCTAAAAACGCTGTTTGGCCATTTGAGTTCCAACTTAACGGCGTGGTGAGTCCTTTAAATATCGCCTGTTTAAATGCATCATGAACCGATAGCAATAAACCGCAATCCACTTGCCATTGATAGAACCACCAAACCACATCCAATCCATCAAGACTCTCATGTGACTTAAGCAGCTTACTCACCAATGGGGTGTATTTTTTAACAAGCTCTTTTTTGTATGGTATTTTCTCTTGTGAGCCAGCTAGGGTTCGTGAGTATTTCAAATCGGTTTTTAAGATGTGTTGCACTTCATCCCATGATTTATGCTCAAGTACATCACGAGCACCAGTTGCAGCCATCACGGGAATATTAAGCGCACTCTCTTGCTCAACTTTTATTGCTTGCGCTTTTCTTGCTTTGGCTTGTCGCTTTAATAATAACGTTAACATTCCAACCCCTTTTCACTTATTGTGGGATTAATTCGGTACCCAAAAACAGCACTTCAAGTTGACCGTCTTTGATATTAAGCTCTAACGATTCACTCACCCACGCATCCATCAAGGTGTAGCTTTTTCCACTGTTGGTATTGAGTGTGATGTTTTCACCTGTGAAGTTTTTGATGTTGATTTCATCGGTGGTTTTAGCATGCGCAATGGTTGCCTTGATAAAAGGCGCACCTTCGAACTCTTCACTAAATCCAAGAACACCAGAATCACCCATGACCGCTTCACGTTTTACGCCACCAAAGTTAATGGTTGCCCCTTCTTTAGTCGGTAAGCGTCCCAATGAGCCGGCATCTAAAAAACCACGACTGGTTATTGTTGTACTCATAAATGACTCCCAATCATTCTGTTACTTTCTAAATTGAATTTTACCTGCAGTAATGATCAAGCCATTGACGAACTGCGGACTGTCTAGGTAGTTAATTCGTGTTTTGTTATTTTCATCTAACTCAACAATCAAGGTTTTTTTATACCCTTCAAAATCTTGAACTATCCCTTGATACTCCAAGCTTTTATACAAAGTGAGTAATTCCCCTTTGATAATGCTTGGGGTCACAATCGCTTGCCCTGGAGCAAAGCTCGTACCCTCTTTGGCTAATTTATGACGACCAAATTTACTTTGAATGAGTGAGCGTTGCTTCTCACGAAAATACATGGCGGTAGCCGGTGTCATCACATCCAGATAACTGTCATCCGCTGCCCCTGCTGCATTTTCCGTATAGGCGGTAACTGGTCGCTCAACTTGCACTTCTTTAGTTGAAGTGACGGTGTAGGTTCCCATCCCTTCATGCAGCAATAAATTGCGCTCACTCCAATCAAATTCACTGGTGGCAATGGAATACACCCCATTCATTTTTAGTGTTTGAAGTGGTCGGCATGGATCATTTGCTAGTGAAGGTGCGACTTGACCTGCCCATGCTGCCACCGCTTCAGCATCGGATAGTAGTTTGTTTGATGAGTCCGCTAACTCATTAATCGACATAAAACTTATCAATGGACAATTGGACATTGCGCCATAAGTAATAAGCTCGGCGTGCGTGCCTTTTTTTGGAAGATAAGCAATGCCCGGGATCATTTCTAATGCCTTATAGCGTTCATTTAAAAACGTCCCTAAATCACGTACGGTGGTTTCATCATTGAGTGAGCAAAGAATATGATGATATTGCGTATCCCCAAGAGCTGCCAAAGCGCTTGCCGTATCGGCAGCTTCAACACTCACCGCATACACTGGCATGCTTTCATCTTGCTTTCGAAAATACTTCAGCATGCTTGTGATATCCGACTCACCAAACTGCTCACGTGCAGAATCTTCATCCATACACAACACAACGGTGTTGGGCGACACAGCCGCGCCAGTCACCGCATTACCAATCACAAGCAGTTTTTGCAGCTCTTCTGCACTATTAGCAAGGCTGTTATCAATTTCAATGTACACACCCGGAACGCGAGCATTGTTCGGTACTTCTGAAAAACTGATACTCATGATGTTTGCTCCTTCTTCGGCTCAATAACAATGGCTGAGCCCTCTTTAATTCGGCGTAGCCAATAAGTGTTTCGAGGTTTCGTTTCACCGACCGTTTTTAACGGTACTCGGGTTAATGGATCACGTACTAGCAATCCCTTTTTCGGCTTAATTTTGATAGTGCGCATTTAACTCTCCACGCCTGTTGTAAATTGCTCTGCCACCATGGCAAGCAACTCTCGCTCAAGGGCAGGTGTCCAACCAATAAAGGTTCGTTTTGGCATTTGGTAAAACTGTTTAACTTTGGTTCCGCCTTCCCATCGACTGGTTCGAGAGTTGTAATACCCTTTCGCTCTTGTCGTAAATGAGAGCGTTCTCCCCTCATTGTGATCACGTGCCATGTTGCCAACCACACCAGCAAGTCCCACTTCAAACCCCTTATCATTCACTTGGGTTTTCAATGCTCGGCTAAATCCCATCAACATGTTTTTGTTGTCTTTGGCTTTATGGGTTTTGCTATCTAGTGTAATTTTTCTTCGGGCTCGTTTTTGATAGCTTCGCCCTTCAATGTCTCGTTGTTGCCGTATTTGAGAGCGAAAGTATTGTCGTGAGCGATTGGCTAAACGTCGATTTAAATCAAACTGCTCAGCACCGCTTAATAGCAAGCCATCAATGATGCTCGTGAGGTGCTCGGGACTACTTAACTGCATGATGGAAAGTCATTTTCATGGCCACCAATAAATTCTAATGGCGGTAATTCATCTTCACTTAATGTGCGAGTGAAATTACTGACACACTCATACCGAGTTTCATTTTGTAGCCAATTACCTTGTGCGTTTTCATTCAGTGAGTAGCTTTCCTGAATATCCACTTTGAGTTTGATGTCGCATTTGCCGTTATCCAGTAACTCAGCCGCGAAGGATGGCGGTGCCAAGCCTTTTTCTTCTCGTTGGATATCAAATTTGTTTAACCATGACACCAAATGCATCATCAATATCTGTGGTTCTATATCAACGCCCACCATATTGACGTTCACGGTGTAGGTAATATCAAAGCCATCCACGAGTTGGCCTTGCGTACAAACTAACTCCCCATCCTCTGCCCATACATCAAAACTATGAGCATTAAGCACATGATGAGAAAATAACTCCGTAATACTTTGCAGCGCTTTCATCACACCACCTCAAAACGATAGGTTTCTTCACCATTAAGTAATAAATCCATGGCACGGCGATATTGCACTAAACAGTTATCCGCTTTGGCTTGAATGGCGTATTGTCGCTCTGCCGCTTCTTTGGTGGCGTTCATACTCAATTGATTTTCAACTAAGAAGTTCGCCGTCATCGCAAACACCGCTTGTTTATACAAGGTGCTTCCCGTATTAGTTTCACCAAAGCGATCCACTGACAACGCATCCAAGTTTTCAAACTCTGCCATGGTATCGAATAGCTCTCGATGAATAGTGACTCTGGCCACCGTGGCATGATGTAAAATCCCCGCCTCTGTTTCATTACTCAAAAAATGAAACACAAGCTGAAACTCTGAAATTTTAAGCTCGGGGTATTGCTCTGTTGCAGGCAATACCACGTCATACACTTCATTTTTATTGCCAACAAATTCCATATTCGCCTCTTAGGTGCAGGCTTCACACTGACTAATAACAACGCATCAATAGGTTGATAAAGCAGTGATCGCCTGCATGGGTTGGTGTTCAGTTGTACGCGGTTATACCCACGCGCCATCAATCCACAGTTTCACGTGGTCAAACTCAAGCGCGGCCGCTTTTGGTAATTGTTCAACCACATAAGCCATATTCATTGATTCAAAGTTTTCAATTTGATCAAGACGGTCGTTCTTCTTCGCCAATGAGCGACGAATGGAATCTTTTTGAATGTACAAAGATAGGTTTTTAAAGCTAGTAACCAAGATGGCCGTTGGTGGGAACGATGGTGGACAAAACGCTGCTAAACCGCCATACGTGCCAATCACTTGCATGTCTTCAATGTGTGCTTTTTCTGTTGGGGTATTACCATGCGCGGCATAGAACTTAGCTTTATCATAAGAAAGTAAATCAGAGCCAATCAACGCCACTAAATCCGAGGCATTAGCGCACGCATCATGCAATAAACCTTTCACATTCATTACGGCTAAATCAAGGTTAATAAAGTCCCCTTTTCCTGCCGTTTCATCGCCCTCACCCAAACGAATTTCACCCGTTGTTTTGCCTTCAACAAGCATGGCATCAGCGTTATTATCACGAATGGCTTGGAACCATCCTTTACACACATCTTCGCCATTTGGGTTCGCCGCAGGATCCGTATCCGCTTCACAAGATGTGCCATAGAAACCGATGGTCACTTTGTTCATATCAATCTGCTCACGAGTTTGAGAATTGATAAGTTTGTTAAAATTCTTCAGATGAGCAAAGGCATCCAATTGTTCATAACGAATGTGTGAATCAAAATTCACTTGCTCACACAGGTACGGCATCGGCTCCATGTTATAAACGGCTTTGGTTTTACGCTCATTGCCTGTTTTGGTATTGGTACGGCTGGCAATCATGCCAGTTACCCCAAGCCCAATCGCTTCACCTTTTTGGTTTGCCACAGGCACAATATTAATCTTGCCAAGAAACCAGTTACTCTCACGAATTTGAGCAACAATCTTTTGTGTGGCATTAGGGGTCACACTGAATTTTTCAGTGACATCCTCAACACCATTTTGTTTTGCGGCGGCTTTTTTATAGCCCTCTATCGCCAGTTTCGTTTTTTCTTGCATAATAAAATCCAGTTAAATAAATAGATTAAGAAGAAGGAAAAGCGTGATAAGCCAACGCTTATAAATACGTTTCTTCGCTGTCTTCCCCAGCCAATTGTCGAGGGGTTTCATCCGTGATAGAGCTCAGTTTTGTCACCACATCATCAAGTTTGCTTGATAGCGCTTCGACCTGAGAGGCTAACTCGGTTTGCTCTTCTTGCTCGGGCTCAGTCTCTTGAGGAAGGGTTTCTTTAATCGTTGCAGTTAAGCTTGTCACTTGACTTGTTAACGCTGTTATCTGCGCGGTTTGTGCTTGTAATAGCTCTTTTAGTTCTTCATTCATGTCATCGTTCTCTTCTTCTGGTGGATCGGATGGCTCATCATGCGAGCGAAATAATTGAATAAGTCGAGATAACAATTTTTTGTCATCTTGAGTGGTTGGCTCTTCAGCCTCGATGAGCTCTTTTCCTACAGTAGCCCCTGAGCTCAAATAGACCTTGTCCTTGTTTTTCTCTTTCGAGTTGGCCGATAAATGCATTTCGGTGGTGCCAAGCGATGCTGGCTCATCCGTTAATGCCAAGCCGGTTAAATAACTTTTTCCCGTATTGGCAAAATTGGGCGTAATCTCACAAGAGGTATGCAGAAGTTGACCTTTCTCAACCGTGCTCAATAACAATGAATTGGGTTTTAAAACACCCCACAATTCATCCCCTCTTTTTTCCACCGATAGCACCGAGCCAAACTTTTCACCCCATGCCCAATGCTCTTCATTGATGCGTGCGTTATAGCGTTTTGGGTCATACAGCTCGACAATATCGTCAATCACCTTTTGCTCGATAAACCGACCATCGACGGTTTCACCTGCGGTTAAAATACAAATGGGCTCTGATTGAAACATGCTGCTCTCTCCTGTGATTTCTGATTTTAATTTATCGAAATCCTGCCTCTTTTTGTATTCATCCCAATCCTAGAATGTGCATCTAGAACATGGACTTACTGAGGGATTAATTTGGTTATTGCACACTGTAATAATGAAAATGAGTCCGACTGCACCACTTGAAAAACCACTCTATACCCAAGCGCAAACTCATGCGCTTGGGTATTACTTACGCCAGTACAAAACCGCAGAAATTGCCGAGGCACTGGAATTGGCTCCGCGCACCATTCAACAATGGATCTCAAAATTTAAATGGAAACAGATGCGCGATGACGCCCCTGTTGAGTTGATACTCAGACAGCGCATTGCCTATTTGATGTGGGTAGACCAAAAACACGAGTCACAACTCAAAGAGCTTGAAATGCTGCTTGAGCAAAAATACAAACGTGATGCAGCTGAACGACGCAGAAACAAGAGTCCAAAATCAGAAAATGGCTCAGAGAAAAAACGCGGTAGACCAAGCAACAAAAGCAAAAATGACGTTTCAGGTATTACCGCTGAAATGCTTTCTGAGTATTACGAGAAAAAATACTTCCAATATCAAAAAGACATTCATGCTCATAAGTGTGATGACACCATCAACGAACAGCGGTTTTATTTAAAATCGCGTCAAATCGGCTTGAGTGATTATTTCTCGTTTGAAGCGTTTGAAGATGCGGTGTTAACCGGTGACAATCAGGTCTTTATTTCCGCCTCGCGTAAACAGGCAGAGATTTTCAAAAACTACATTCGCAAATTTGCGCTTGAGATTGGGGATATTGAACTCAAAGGCAAAGACAGCATCATTCTCAGTAATGGCGCTGAGCTGCATTTCATGTCCACAAACATTTTCACAAGCCAAGGCTTTAACGGTCATATGTATTATGACGAAGTGTTTTGGATCCCAAGCTTTCAAAAACTCGATGATTACGCAGGCGGCATGTCCATCCAAGCGCAATATCGAACCACGTATTTATCGACCCCATCCACAACTGCGCACGAAGCGTATCCAAAATGGTCTGGAGCCAAAGAGCTTAATATCGATATCAGCCATAAAGCATTAAAAAATGGCTCGCTTGGTGGCGATGGTATTTTCCGTCAAATAATCACTGTGGATGATGCGATTGAGCGCGGTGCCACGTTCTTCAACATGGATAAATTGCACCGTAAATATCCTGATAAATCCGTGTTTGATAATTTACTTCGTTGTGTGTTCTTAGATGACTCTTCATCGTTCTTTAGCATTAAAGCCCTACTGGCTTGTAAAACGGATACCAGTCAATGGAGTGATGTGAATTTTGAAGCGCTTCACCCTGTTGGCCGTCGAGAGGTATTGGTTGGTTATGATCCAAGAGGTGGAGGTCAAGGTGAAGGCTCGGATGATGCAGGCTTGGTGGTTGCACTCAAACCCATAATTAAAGGCGGTACATTCCGAGTTATTGAGCGCGTTCGCTTAAAAGGCTCAAGCTATGAAGATCAAGCCACCGCCATTGAAGCCATTTGCAAAAAGTACAACGTGGTCTATTTGGCCATTGATGTTGGCGGTGTGGGTTCGGCCGTTGCTGAATTAGTGAGAAAGTTTTATCCAGGGCTCACTGCCTTAGATTATTCACCAGAGATGAAACGCATGATGGCCTACAAAGCACGTGAAATTATTAATGCAGGCCGTCTTCAGTTTGATGATGAATGGGATGACGTCGTGCATTCATTTTTGATGATAAAACAGCACACCACCAAAATGAGCAACCAAATTACTTTTATCTCAGCACGTAATAAAGTCGGCTCTCACGCTGATTTAGCGTGGGCAACCATGCACGTCTTACATTGGGAGCCTATCGATATTTTACGCGATGACTCAACCACCGTTTCGTTCCTATAAGAGAGGATATTTTGATAACTTTTTCTACCCCTGAAAGCGTAATGACGAGCGATATTCTCAGTTATATGGAAGTCGCTTTAATTGATGGTTTGTATGAGCCACCTATCCCTTTAGATACTTTGGCCAAAGCCGCACGAGCCAATCCAATGCACGGCTCAGCGTTGTATGTAAAAAGAAACATGGCTTCAAGCTCGGTGAAGTTATCCACGCTACTCAGTAAGCGAGATTTTAAACGCTTCTTGGATGACTTCTTAACCTTTGGCAATGGCTATTTACTTGTGATTAAAAACGCCTTTAAGGAAGTGATTAAACTAAAGCACTTACCTGCCTTATACATGCGGGCACAAGAAACCATCGGGCGTTACACCTATAAGCCAAACGCCTATAACGAGGATGGCCGCATTGATTATAAAGACGGTCAGGTTTTTCATTTGAGTGAGTACGATATTTGCCAAGAAATCTATGGCATGCCGCAATACATTGGTGCGCTGAGCTCTATCTGGCTCAATGAAGATGCAACCCTGTTTCGTCGTAAATACTACATCAACGGCGCTCATGCAGGTTACTTGCTTTACATGAACGATCCAAATCTTACCGATAAACAAGAAAAGGAAATTGAAGACAAATTAAGAAAACAAGCTGGTCTTGGTGCTTTTAAGAATTTGTTCATTAATGGCAAAGGCAAAGATGGTAAACCGCCAGAACTGACCCCGATTGGACAAGTTGAAGCCAAAGATGCGTTTAAAGATATTAAGGGCATGACCACCAATGATGTGTTGGCCAGTCATCGCATTCCATTGGATTTAATGAGTATTGTTCGTGAAGGTTTTAGTTCTAGCAGTGACTTAAACAAAGTCGATCGCATCTTCTACAAAAACGAGTTAGTGCCGTTACTAGAATCGGTGTGTGAATTGAATGATTTTATTGGACAGGAAGTTGTGATCATTAAGGAGTATGAAGGATTAGAGTTTGTTGTAGCTTAAAAGAAAACCGAGTTAATAACTCGGTTTTTCTTAATATGATTCAATTCTATTATTCACATTGCTCAATAGTTTTCACATAATCGGTCAGTAAATTATTTTTGTAGCCAGCCTTACTTGAGCATTCGATCATATGATTAGGCTTTATTACGAAAAAATAATTAGCATAGTTAAAACCAAAACCAATCACAGCAAATATCACAGCCAACTTCCATCGGTGTTTTTTTGCTGTTTTAGGGCTACCCGTAAAAACCTCTTTCATCGTTTTATTTATATTGAAAAGTGCATCAATAAAAAAACCTAATGTTGAGAACATTACAACATAAACAAACCCATCAAAACTAAACCCAACCTTTTCAATTTCATCATATGGAGTAACTAAAGGTTCAATTAACCAATAACAGATCAAAAACAACCAATAGTAAATAAAAAAGCCACTCAACAATCCAATAATTAATTGTTTATTATCTTTATTCAACGTCAAAAATCTCGATGATATTTATTTCTTATTTGCTTCTAATTTTATCGGGCATTGCTCAATTGAACTAACATAACGAGCAAAATAAAAATCATCACGATCAATAAATAAATCACTTTCACACTTGATAAGGTCGTATTTTTCTATGTAGTAATTATTAATAAAGTAAGGAGCTAATCCAATAATACATCCAAATAATATCGCTTTTTTCTCTAAAATAGTTTTATGCTTATTATGTTTGAACTCTTGATATTTATACCAACGAACAATATGTTGATAAGCTGTAACGCTAGCTAACCCAAGCCATATTTGAGCACCAATAATGCCAAGAATGGCATAACGAAAACTCACAATAGACGTAACAGTCTCATCAAAAAACAGGTGATACGAACTAACCCACAAAAAATACATAGCCCCACAGGAAGTAGAAATTAAAAGGGCTAAGTGTAAAAATAATTTAATCATTCAATAATTCTTCTGGTACATAATGCTCAATAAACCCTTTACTAAAGGTATCTTTATTAATTTGTGTATCGATAAGATAAACGGCCGTAGACGCTAAAGTAAAAGTTACCCCAGCAGATGCTGCTACAACCCAAGTTGGAAATATAACGCCAGCCACAAGAATAATTCCAGTAGTAGCCACCAATCTTACAAGTATTTGCCACTGGGCAATTTTCAATTCTCTTAACGTCATTTCATCATTAACCATGTAGTTAACCACATTCACAGCAGAACCGACAATAATTTCAGTAGGCGCTGATAATTTTAAAAACCTACTTGCACCTTGCAATACCGTTGAACCAAACGCCCATTTAATGACTTGTGGATTTGATGAAGAAAATAGCGCACCTTGCTCTAAAATAGGAAAATACGCTTTAATATGGTTAAGGATTACAGATTCTTGTCCATCAACAACCCGGATAACCCCTGTCATTTTCGTGTTATTAATTAAAAAATTAAGTTTATCTTTTACGGTCGGATATAAACCAACAACAAAATCTTTAGCTGCTATCGTATGAGATACTGCTGTAAAAAATTCATCAAACTCAGCTTTAGATAACGCCGCCAATGTAGTGATGTCATCGACATATTCAACTTCATCAAAATATTTGTCATCACCTTCTTTCGTAAAATCATACGCAGGCCAATACATATTCTTAGGGTTTATACCATGTTTTTTAGCTCGTACATTTATTACTGGTGTATTTTTAGGGATTGAATCCATTTTATGAAGAGTTGCAACGACAGGATGAATTGTTGATGATTGCTCATTAATCCATAAATTTGCCCACGAAAAAACAGTTTTTTCTTTTGTCACATCAACTGGAGGGAGAAGTAACGTACTTTTTTCATCTACATCACTTTCGCGTTCTAACACTTTTTCAGCTCTTGCTTCAGCAATTTCATTTACATCAAGCAAACACCCATTTTCATCAATCCAATCAGGTGTCAATTCTTCAAGCTGTTTTGTCGTCATTTTTTGTGGGAGATAAAGTAAATGCTGACGAGCAATAATTTTATTATTAATTTTCCATGGGAGTAATATAAAACTATATTGATGCTGTGATACCAACTCATCAGTTAAATGGTGTTCGCTTGATTGGGTAACCTGAAATGCCCACTTACCATCACCCATTAATTTATATTCGTGAATTAATGAGTCATCAATAAAATGATAAAAATAACCTTCAGTTGGCCAGCCTAAACGTTTATCTACTTGAACCGCAGGCTTAATAGGAACAAAAGATTCAGAATGACTTCCTGAGCCTTTTTTAACAGGCTTTACATCATCAAATGAAATTGCACTTCCGCTTAATGAGAAAAATTCACGATGAAGTTTTTTGGGTTCATTAACATTTACGCTTGCCGTAAGTAGTGTAAAACCATCATCAGTTTGTACTTTACTCCATGACGATATACTTTCTTCTCCCTTAGTTTTACCCAAAGAGAATACCCCAACTTGGTAAGTATTCAATTCATCTTGAGAGCAAGCTATCTCAATTGAATATTCAAACGCAGCGACTTTTGGTTGTGGCTCTTTGACAGGTTCGTAGTAAGGAATGTCTGGTTTGGATTCTTTTGCCAATTCTTCATTCCATGGAAAATAAGCATTTACTATTTTTGCCACTTTCTTTTCAGAGTTATCAGAAAAACACCCTAATTCTTCGTTCCAAACCTTTTCCATATCATCTCTATCGTTACTAAAACCTCCCTTGTAATGATAAATGAAAAGTTCAATGCGTTTTTACTGAAATCCTAGTTGAAATAACTAAAATAATAGACTCATTTTGATATCAATTTTTACGCTTTGGAATAGCGCCGCCTCCAAGATACAAAGCAACGGCCGCAAGAACAGGATAACCAAACGCTTCATTTATCATCGTACTAATAGCTCCCCAATCAGCACCGAAAATACAACCGATAATCACAACGGTATGTAAACCGACATAAGGAAGACAAAAGACCATCACGATAAAACGTTGGATAAGTTTAAAAGGTTCATACGCTTTTAATAGTGCAACTTGTTGATGTGCCTTTTCTTCATCCGTAAATACCAACGCATCACCTGTATTAGCAATTAAGTCGAGTCCTTTATTAATGGCTGGATCAGTGCCAAAAATTTTGCTGAACAGTCCCATCAATTACTCCACTAACTCAAAATGCATTAGGTCATCAAAACCATTATCCTTGAGCTCGTTATCTCTGTCCCAATCACCGCCCCAACGAATAGCGACACCCATTGATGCACC